TTCCAAGTTTTGTAGCACCATAAAGTGCTCCAGCAAGAGCTGCGGCTTTTCCTAATTTTTTAAGTAATTTCTTAGCCATAATATTAATACCTATTATAATTGTTTATCAAACGCAAGTCTATTTCTTACCACCATTCCGGAATATTTGCGTTCCTTTTATTCCAAATACGCTAGCCACAACCAAAATCCACAAATTAGTGAACCATTTTGGCAGATTCGAGAAGTACTCAAAAAAGATCTCTATCTTCTCCATAGCCGCCGGATCCTCTGTCCACACCGACCAAGCGAGCACAATTATCGGGAGCGTAAGTATCGCAAGTACGATCTCGTCCTTGTAGTCGTTTTGCCGGGCTTCTAAAAGCTTGCCCTGGTAAGATTCCTCACCTCGGGCCATACGCTCTGCATGCATAAGCTGCGCGTCAGACATAGCCATCTTCGTCTTTTGACGATTAGCGTATATCTTACTTCCAGCTTGTAAAGCAATTTTTGCTAGACCAAACCAAGCCATATTAGAACCAAGTAGCTTTTCTTTTTTTAGAAGCTAATATTGCGCCTTCACCTTGAACAGCAACTTTAGTTCCTTTATCAATTTTAGATTCAGCAGCTACCTCATTAGAAATGATATCTGATCTTGGATCAATTCCAACGCTTTCAGGATCGGCTTTATATGTTTTGCCGCCTTCTGGGTTTCCTACTTCTTTTGTTACTTTTACCATGTTTTTTCTCCTATACTGGTTTGTATCCTATCTTTTAGGACCTTTCAAGATCTTCACATCTCTTTGTTTGTAACGATCTTGTGTTAATTTAAAATCATTAGCCATCTGTTGTTTAACTAATGAAGTATCGGCTCTTAACTCAGCTAATTCTTCGTTCTGATCAAGTTTTTCATCAAACTGTTGTTGACCCATTAATTGTTTAGATCTATCTAGATTAATCTTTTCTTGATCCTGTTCTCGTTTCTTCTCATTATCCATTGCTCTTAAATCAAGTTCTCTTGCTTTTAATCTAGCAATTGGATCATTTCCAAACGATCCCATTAATTTTTGTTCTTCATCTTTGAATTCTTGCATCATTTCTGCAATTAAATTAGCTTTTCTTGCTTCAATTTGCATGGAAAGCTGCATAAGTTGTTGTTGGAACTGCGGATTTTGCTGCATAGCCGGATTTTGCTGCATCATCTGCTGCATTTGTTGTAATTGCATCATTTCTTCTCTAAATTCTACTTCAATTTGCTCTTGAGCCATCATAGAGATGTGTTCAAAGCAGTTTTTCTCTAAAGCACCTAAAATCATCGGATTATTTCGCGCTAAATTGCTTGCCATGAAATTTAAATGCGAAGTCATATGCGCTTGATGGTTCTGACCCTTAAAAGCTTGAAAAGGTTTTGACGATAAGGCCATAATATTCTCTACAGCAGGGTCTAAAGGTTGTGGTTGAGGTGGTGGAGGAAGAATTTTATCAATATCTTTAACTCCAATCGCTCTATACATTGCATAAAACGCTTCGTAAAGATTATGCAGTTGTGGATTTGCCATAGCTAACTGTAATTCTGTTTGTGCCATAGAAATTCTTTGTGATTGTGAAAATATATTTGGATCCGCCACAGGAATAATATCAATTTTGTCATCAAAGTCTGTAACTTTTACATTTCGTTGTGCTCCTACAACATCGTAAGGATATTCGGGAGGTAAATAAGTTTTAAATACATCCGCTAATAATTTAAATTCTTGCTTCATCGCCACAAACAACCTTTTATGGATGGCTGACATGACCCTGGAGCCACGCTCTAAGAGTGCAATGGTCGTCCCAACAGCGGCCTGTTGGTTGCCGTCACCGACCTGCATGTCAGCTATGGCGGCAAATCTCTGTCCTGCTTGGACAACAATTCCCATCAACGATAATAATGTTTGTGATGGTTCTTTGAAAGGTAGAGTCATAAAAGCATCCTTGATGTTTCCACCAGGTGCATCGACATCTCTAAATTCGCCGGGCTGAATAGCCTGTGCTTCATCTCTTACGCGTATTCCACGTTGTTTAAATCCTGCAGGAAGATTACTTAACGTTCCTGCATCTAATAATTGACGGAGAGCAGTGGTTGCTGTTCTTGATAAACCACCGATCATATGAATTAATCCAAATCCATAAAAGCCCATTCCAGGTAAAAATCTGAAATGAACAAAATATTGAACCGCTTTTTTTAAAGGATCATTCGGTTGATAGTTTCTTCTAATTGAAAGAACTTGTCTTGAGCTATGTTCAATCGTAACAATGTAAGGAAGTTTGATTCCTGTAGGTTCTCCGTCTTGTCCTACATCTTCAAATCCTTCTAAATCTAAATTCACGTGACATTCTATAATTGTAAAAACGTCTTCGTCTCTAGTTTTTTTTATACCCTCTAATTGTCTTTCCTTTTTCTCGACTTCGGTTTCTTGATCATAACCAGGTTTTAATTCAATATCTCGATAGAAACCTGAAACTTGTTTTTTTCTAAGATCGTTCTCTGACATTTTGATCATATGCATAATTGCTTCCGCATCAGCTAATGAGGTAGCTGTGTACGGAACAATTAAATCATCCGCTTGAACGAATTTAGATACCGCTCTGCCTAAAAGTTCATCGTAATAAACTTTTTTAAAGGCAGAGCCGGCAAGAGGGAGATAAAAGAGCATTTGATCAAATTCGGGTTCATACTCTGTCATCACATCCATGAGCTGATAGTTCATGAAATTTTTTACTCTAATCGATTGTTCTTCTTTAGGCCGACTAGGTCTTCCTAACGCTTGGGTTCTAACAGGACCCATCGCTGGAAGTAATTCTTTATAAGCTTGTGCTTGAAACTGGGTTACCGCTTCTGCGAGCACGGGGTGCGTTGCACCACTTGCTCCTTGAAACGGCTGTGTTGGATTGACATACTTGAATCCCAAAAGGTCTAAACCTTTCATGTAAGTATCTTCCCATTCTTTTCGAGAAGATTTATAGTGCATATAATTTTCTGTTAATCTGGATCCGAGTCTTCCTAAAACATCATCAGGTACATATTCGGCTAAATTATCAAAATGACTTTGTGCTTCTTGTTGCGGAGCCATTGGGTCAAAGCTTATTTCAGCTCCACCTTGTTCGTCCATAACAACTTCAGCACCCTCAGGAGTTACTTCAGATAATTTATCTGTTTCTGTAACCGTGATTTCTTCTGGTTGTATATTAACTTCTGGATCTACGTTGGGTAGAGCCTTGTCGATTTTGTCTGCCATTTATATCTCCCGAATTTATTATTGTTTTAACCTGTTTATCTTTAATATTCAAGCCTTGTGAGTCTGGTCCTTTTAAAGGAGGGATTTCCTTCCACTTCACATGTTGCATATTTGCAACAAGAGTTTTATTCTCTATCTTTCCAGAGGTCATAACCTTTTAATCCTGCTGATAGCGCTAGTCCCGGTAATCCGAATCTACTAGATATCATTCTTAATGTTGAAGGTTTCATTCCTAATCTAAGGGCTTTAGATAAAATACCAGTGGCAGGCATCCCTCGTGTTGCCATTCTTGCTCCAGTACTCGCGAATGCTGGTCCCATCCAATTAAATGGATCAGTTGCAATATCCTCGATATCGGAACCTCCTTTAACCTGAGCAGCGATACCTATGGGTAAACTAGCCGCTACGCCTAAAGGAGAAAAGGATCCTGCTAAAAATTTTCCTACAGGTCCTAGAGCTTGTCTGGGAAGACCAAAGCCTTTTGCTTTTCTAGCTTTCATCATGGCACTGGAACCAGGAATCGCGGCTAATGCTCCTGCACCAATACCTGGATACTGCCATTTTAAAATTTCTTCATCAACAGTGGGAGTCTGTGCTTCTAATGTTGAAAGTAACATTCCTTTTTGTTGTTCTGGATTCGATAAATAAGTTGAGGGATCATCATTCCTAAATTGTTTTACTAACGGTTCTGCCGCTGCTCCTACCGCAGCAATTGCTGCGAACGGCGCAGCTTTCACTCCGCCTCTACCCAAAAGACTTAAAAATTTTGTTGATGCATTTTTTACTTTAGCCATTGCTCCAGTGGTTGCTTCTGAGCCAGCAAAAACTTGAGCTGTCTTTACCGGATTAGCATCGATAGCTGCTGCACAGTTTCCAGGTAAGCCTCCTCTTGATAAAAGACTACAAAACTTTAATTGTTCTTTTTTGGATAAACCTTTTATGGATTCTTTTATTGCGCCTAAGGTTTTTGAAAGATTAGGATCATCTAAAATTTGAGCAATCGGTCTTCCTTGCATTTTTAAACCAATTTGTCTTTCTTTTAAATTTTTAGCTAAATCTAATCCATATCTATCTTTCCATGTGGCTAGATCTGCTTTACTATAAACATCCGTTAAGTTTTTTTGAAACTCTGATCCTTTTAAAGAAGTAAAAATTTCAGGAACATTAGCTTTAGGATATTGTTTGATAAACTTATCTCTCATTACATTGTATTCTTTAATAAGATCATCCACTCCTTTTTTAGGTCTCCAATTGGTTTGACCTCCTGGAAGTTTAAAAGGATTGGGCTCATTTTTTAATCGGCCCTCTGAAACTGCTTTTTGAAGTTGTTCTAATTTTGTAGAAAGCTTGGATTGCATCCTTCCTAGATCTCCTTCATTCAATACACCTGCTGAAAGATCAACCCATTGGGAGTAAGGAGCAAATCCTCTTTTAAATGCACCTCTTACACTTGCTAACTCATTAACACTGAAACCGGTACCGGTTTTACGGTTATAAAGTGGAATTCCCATTTTATTTGCTTTAGCCGTTAATTGATTTTTAAAATCATCAAAGGTTCCAATCTTACGACCGAGTTCTGAATCAATTCCATCTAGTACAGCTTTATAACCTGCTCCATAATAAGGAGATCCAAACTTAGCTTTAGAAATAGCATCAGTTATTTTTTTTCCTGCATCTTTATTTAATTCTATTTCAGGAAAAATTCCTTTATGTTTTCCTTGAAGAATACTTCCAATATGAGAAACCGCTAATGTTGATTGAGCATTACTGATTCCTGGCACAGCTTTCTTAAGAGCCTCTAAGGTAGGTAAATTTCCCTTTTTTAATGTGTTCGCTATTTTAGGATCGTTTAATAAAGTATCGATTCTTGTAATTACATCAAGAGTAATTCCAGTTCGGCCTCCTTGTTGAAAGACACGTTTTAATTGGACTAATTCACTTTCATTAAATGGTTTAAAGTGAACTGTCTTTCCTGGTATAGGAATTTCAGCATCAGGAATTCTTTTTTTAGAAATAATAGAGTCTAATATTTTTTTTCTAGCTTTTCGAGAAGGTCGGTCTCCTTTAACTCCTATGCTCGTAGCCATTAACTGATTTATATTATTTCGTCTTGTTCCAATCTTTTTGGCTAAGTCCTCAATTGTCAAAAGTCCTTCTGCTTTAACTCGTTTATTAAAAACATCTAGTTTTTTTTCTGCTAAAAATTCATTAGCTCGACTTCTTTTCCAGCTTCTCAGTAAATCTCGTTCTCTAGCATCTGCAGTTCCATAAGCAGCAGGAGCCGTAAAAAATTTTCCAAAGAATTTATTTTTTCTCAACCATGCAATAAATTCCTTTGCATATTCTCGTGGTATTTTATCATAACCTTCAGTTAATATAGACGCTTGTGTAGCTGCCATTACATCAAATCATAGCGATTGACCTGATCATTAACTTCTAAGATCTTCGCTAAGCCTCCTTCTGCAAATTGAGGAATCAATCTAACATTTTTTA